CAATTTGCAACAGTACCCTTGGAAAAGGTACCATTTAGAACTGGCATATGGATGGAAGCCGCGAGACGTCGTGAGACAATCGCACAGCCTCCTCCATCCCTCACAAAAGAGGAGATGGATTTTATTAGGAATTGTGTAGCTACTATAGTAAAATTATGTAAGTTATACGGATTCGACGATAAGGGATATAGCACTAAACGAACTATAGACCATTGGGTACGTCAAAGTGCCCTGTGTGGATCTCCAATCTCATTTATGAAATGGAAGATCAGCGCTTTCTATGCTCTTTGGAAGGGCATACTGGTAAAGGACGAACAAGAGGCTCCTGTACCACCGAAAGGTTGTACAGACAAGTCGTCTTGTCTTTTAACAGGTAGAGGGTATCGGTGGCTAAATTGGTTTTCCCAAATGGCTCGTCAAGGTCCTATGATAATGGAATTTGATTCTTTTTTGAATTCGATTCTTATGTCAAAGAAGGGCATGGCGAGACCGTGGAAACAATTGTTAAAGCAGGCTGAACTCGATACGTTTAAAGCGCTTACTAGGGATGATAGTGTGGAAGAGAAAAGTAAAAAGCATATAGAACATGGTTATTTATTGATAAAGTGGGGTGATGCCGAATATAAACATCCGAAAGTAGTGGAAACATTAAATAGGAATACGGTTTGTCATCAGATTGAACGCACAGTGCGTGAGATCTTTGAGGGAGAGGAATATACAATTCAAGATCGTATTAAACCTTTTTTCCCTTCAACCAGTGCAAATTATATCAATTCTCGTTCTGATGCAGGAGCTGTAGGAGCAATCCTTTCAGATCCTTCTCTTTTAAAAGGACTTAAATCGAAATCCGGATTAATACAACTTGCATCGTTTGGGAAAAAGCACAAGATCTATAAAGCTGATGTTTCAAAACTTCATTCCAATTTTGAGGTTTTATACAATCGAATACTCTCAAAAGCCTGCCGGGAAAAACCTTTGGCAATTCCATTGGCGCTCGCTGAACCTTTGAAGGTCCGTGTAATTACAAAAGGACCTCCATTTCATTATACGGTTCTGCGTCCACTTCAAAAGAAAATGTGGAAAATACTTCAAAAATTTAAAGTATTTAGTCTTACCGGAATGCCTGTAACGGCAAAAGCAGTCGAAGACGCTTTAGGCGCAGTATTGCGAGAGAATCAGAAATTTTTATCAGTAGATTATAAGGATGCAACCAATTTAATTAAGTCATGGGCTAGTGAACATACAACATTCTTTATCGGTAAAGTTTTAAAATTAACTTCCGATGAACAACGTTTGTTCACTGAGTCTATGACTGAACATTGGATACAACCTAATTTATCTACAAAAGAATTTCCTGACCCGGAAGAACGAGCAGAGCTTGCCCTAATGCAACAACAAGGGCAGCTTATGGGTTCTATCGTATCGTTTGTAGTTTTATGTATTATTAATGCGTCAGTGGTTAGATGGGCTAAAGAGGTAGAAAGTAATAGGGTGTTTTCGCTAAATGACTTACCAGCACTTATCAATGGTGATGATGCTGTAACCAAAGGAACGGATGATTTATTTCATCTTTGGAAAAGAATTGCAACTTATGTTGGTCTTGTTCCTTCCGTTGGTAAAGTTTATTTTTCAAAGCATTTTCTTAACATTAATTCAACCACATATAATTATCGACCCCAAGGGTACGATACTTATATCGATTACCGATCAAATAGTGAACCTGTTCAACGGGTTCGTCATTTTGATGAAGTTCCTTATGTTAATTTGGGGCTTATGTTCGGTTTAAAGCGAAGTGGTGGTATTGCAGAAGAAGAAAACGGTTCTGACATCAATTCAATTGGTGCCAGAAGCCGAAATCTTGTGAAAGTGGCTCCGCACTTTCTTCAGTCTGCAGTGTTGGGAAAATTTATTAAATATAATAAGAAACACTTAGAATTAGGTATACCTTGGTTTATCCCGACCTCCTTGGGGGGTCTTGGCTTGGCCACGGCGGGGAAGTTTCAACCTACAAATCGTGATTTACGATTTGCAAGAAAGATTTTTGATCATGGTGATATTTTTAAATTACCGCAATCAAAACCTTCAGGTGTAGGTTGGCATACTTGGGAATTGGCGACAAAACGCTTCACAGACTTTGACCAACAATATCTTCATAATGGTATGAAATATATTGGTGATCTTCAAGATCATGACGGTCCAGTTACATTAAAATCAGTTAATGATTTATATGGATTGGCCTGCATTGAAGCTCTGTTCACTGTCAACGGTATCAGTAATTTATTTACCGATGGACGTGTTAACAAGAAGTTAGTTAAGTCGGAATTTACGTATGCAAAGAATTTTCTTCGAAAGGTGAGTTCAGTATGGAAAAAATGTATTTATGATACATCTATTCCTGTTCCTGAACCTTTCAATCCGTCGAATTATCCAATAAAGACTAGTGCATGGAAAGATTGGAAAAGTATAGTAGTTAGTAGTGTTAGTTTATAGTATAGTTAGTGGGTGTGCTACACGGGGAAAGAATGCAACCTTTGTAAGGTGTTCGCGATAAATCATTGTGCATTTATTGGGGCATTCTGAGGGGGAGTTGTAACAGATTTGTAGTGGCTTCGATACAGGTGTCAGTTTCTTGGAAACTGAATAGAAAACGAAATAAGCTCTTGGAGCAGTGTTTCGTCCTAATATCGTATAAGTCCATACGGTGGGCTTTTCAATTCATAGAATTGGAAGTTCATACTGAGCTGAATAGCCGGTAATCTGTTCATAATCTTTTTGGGAAGACTATTTCCTTCGTGAACTAACTTTTATTACGCTAATGCGTTCCTAATAGATCCTAGGTGGTGGACTAGTTCAATGTCATCCACGGCGTTCGATTTTCATGAGATTTGAGATTTA